CCCTGAGGCCAGGGCCTCATCGAGCAGAGCAAAGCCCTTCTTCTTGATGAGCTGCTGGCGGTCAACAGAGTTCTCCCGCTCAGCGTAGTCGGCGTGCTGCTCGATCTCAGCGAGGGCACCCTCCAGGCTCAATGCCAGCTCTTGGTTCTGCTCGAGCGTCACCTTCCCGAACTTGACCTCCCCGGCCGTCTCGATGATCGCTCGGGCCTTCTCAAGCATCCGCTGACGGCTCATGGGGTCCGTGCTACGACGGGCTTCCATCGCAAGCACCTGGGCTCGGGTAATGGCAGCTCGGGCCACAGCGGCCTGGACATCGGGCATCCCCGCCTCACGGGCACTCTGGATCTCGCGGTCGAGCAGCTCGGAGTTCTGCCCTTCATTGACGGTGAGGTCTTCGAGCAGGGTCCCAAACTTGTTCTGGATCTGAGTGAGACGCCACTGCTTGAGCTTCTCAGCTCGGGCAATGACGGCCTGAGACCGCCAGTTGTCCGTGATGTTGTTGCGGTTGGCCGCAGCCACTTGCTGGGCATAGAAGTCAGTGAAGATCGGGTTGCCCGCGATCTGCTCGGACCACACCTCATTGGCGATCTCGTCAGCGTCCTTGGCGGGGTCGGCGAGCAGGTTGCCCTCGTCGTCCTCGATCCTGGTGTACTCCTCCATGCGGAGGTTCAGAGCATCGCGGTACTTGGCCAACTGGCCCTCAGCAGCCAGCTCAGAGATCTGCCGATAGAAGTGGGGGATCGCCCACTCGGGGATCTCCTTCTTCCTGGCCATCGCAGCGATCTTGTCGCGGGAGTCCTTGTCCTGCAGAGCACCGACAGTTCCCGCGGGATCCGTAGCAAACGCACTCGCGCCCTTCTGCTGTGCATCCTTGGAGACCTCCTGCCCGATGGCCTGGGCCATGTTGGCAAAGGAGTTCGACAGGGGCGACAGATCCAAGATCTGCTGCATGGCAGGGCCCTGGATGATGGGCGTCATGAAGCTGTCCACAGGGGTAGCCTGCGGACGCAACTGGCCCTCATCCTGAGGTCCTTGGATCACGAAGCGACGAGCCATTCTATTGAACCTTGTTCTTCACGTAGTAGGTGGTGGCGTCCATGGAGGCCTCCCCGATGCGCAACAGCGCACCCAGGTAGTCAGGAGCTTGCACAGGCTTGGGAGCCGAGGCAGCGATGGCAGCCTGTTGGTTGGCCCGAACGGCGTCCATGTCCAGCTTCAACTGAGCACTCGCCCAGGTAGCGTTGCGGATCTGCGTTTGACGGAACCCCAGCTCTTGCTGGCGGTACTCGTCGAGCAGGGCCGACACGCTGTTGCCAGCCGTGCCCGTCTCTCCAGCGGACACACGGGCGGCCGCCGCAGCCGCTGCAGCCTTCCGACTGTTGGAGTCGATGGCCTGAGCCGCCGCAGCGTTCTCTTGGTTCTGACGGTTGAGCAGAGCACTGTACTGGCTGACAGCCGCCGCAGTGGCGTTGGCCTGGACTGCCGCGGACTGTTGCTGCTGCCACTTAGCTTGAGCAGCGGCGTTCTGCTGTTGCTGGACGACACCGTAGACGGTGCCCAGCGTTGCGATTCCAAGCTGCGTAGCTGCCGCCGTGGCCGGGGCCATGGAACCGAGAGCAGCGATTAGGGCCGGGACGCACATGGTTAGAGGATCATTCCTAGGTAGTAGTTGTTGAGGAGAGCTTGGGTTGGACGGAAGCCCATGCGGAGGGCCCACTTGATGTGGGTCTCATTCCGAATGTCGAAGTAGTTGAAGACCGCATCGCAGTCTTCACGGATAGCACTCAGCCACTTTCGTGCTTGGACGAACAGGCCTTTGTGGAACGACACCATTGCGGGTGTGCCCATCAGCCAGGGATAGGCGACGCGCATCCCATTCTCTTCCAAGACCGTGACGCCAAACACCAGGTATGGAACGCCACGGTGCCTGGCCACGCGAGTAGCTGGGTGGAGAGCCATCTCTTCGAGTACGTCGCGAACTGACTTCCGCTCAGTGTTGAACGGGCTGTCTGCCACCTCTCGAACATCCTCAGGGCGAAGATTCGCTGCGAGGAAGTCTAAGTCCTCAGGGGTTGGAATAGCGACGACTACTGAGCCCTCGGGAACCGGGTAGTGAACTCCGCGATCCATTCGGCTCCAATCAGTGTGCTCGGCCATGGGGTGTTGTTGGTGATGGTTACGGTGAATTCGTCGTTCCTGGCAAAGACCGGGAACCTGTACTGACCTTGATCCAACTTGACCAGGGCGTTGCCGCCACTGTTCCCCCGCGACCCATAGAACAGCATAGTCGATGCCGTCTCACTGTCAATCTGGACGTCCACGGTGAAGTGGTTGGTGTTGACGTAGCGGATGGTGCCCCACTTGACCTGGTAGCGTCCCTCAGCGATGGGGATTCGACCGCCGTTGGTGGCTTCCTCACGGAGGTCGGCTTTACCAAACTGGTAACGCATGGTGTAGAGGCTGCCAAGGATCATGCCCGTGGTGGCCGTCTGGTTGTTGGGCAGGCTGACCGTCGGGTTGGCGAAAGGTAGACCAGACACAGGGTCGGTCGTTTCGATGGTCGGGTAGGTGTAGCTCCCGATGGAGAACGTGATCACAGGGACGAACGGGGCGTCCAGGTTGTACGACGCAGGCAGCGTGATGAAGGTCTTGTTGCCGGGGGCGTAGTACGTCTTGGTTGCGCTGTTCAGGCCGACCTGGCGGTCCATCAGTGGAGCCGTGATCGTGGTGAAGTCGTCAGTGCCAAACTTGAAGTCCATGACCTCCAGGGCACTGGCGCTGTCCAGACCAGCCATGATGTACAGCTTGTCTCCGTAGAACTGGCAGCTCAGGACGTCCCGGTCGAACGTGTACTTCGACCAGGCCGCTTGGATCACACGGTCCCCGTCGATGAAGTATTTGTAGATGAACAACGACGTCGGCTCTGCCGAGCTGAGCACAACGATCACGCGCTCGCTCTCGCAGGCAGTGATCGCAGTGACTCCCTGGGGGATGTACCGCGGGATCTGCAGGCTGATGTTCTGGGCGATGTAGCTGCCCTTGGCAACGTCGCTGGGGTCAGCGATCTGCTGGTACTCCATCAGCGAGGCCCACTCCTGTCGGTCGGACACGAAGTAGGCGTTCTTGCCAACGACAATCGGAGCGACAGCCGTGTTGATCGGATAGCTCGTCACGAACTGGATGCTCGCCGTCTTGGGGGTCAAGATCGGATCCCCACTCACGACGAACTGGGCCTGCTCAGCGAACACCAGCAGGCGCTCATTGAGGGGCACCGCGTGCTGGAGCTTGGCAACCTCAGTGTGGGCCGCCTGGATGTCGATCACGTCGCTGTCGAGCAACTGCCGTACGGTCGTGCGGAAGAAGTTGCCGTAGATGCCCGCCTCGCTCATGCAGACGGAGCTTTCCGTCAGGATGCCAAAGCGGTTCTTGTGGAAGAAGATGTCGGTGATCGGCTTGCCGACGAAACTGGGGGCGGGGTTGGTCTCAATGTCACCAGTCTGACACTCCAGCCAAGGGTACTCCTCGAGCGAGAAGTAGATGGCGAAGGGGACCGTGGTTACCGTTCCAGCGAAGTCGTCCTGCTTACGAATCAGGACCAGCGGCATCTTCTTGAGAGCAACAGGGCGGTCAGGCCCAACGGCCTCACGCCACTCGCCCTCCCCGAAGGTGTTGAGCACGGGGGTCACGAATCGAACGTAGAAGTCGTCCTCGTTCGCTTCCACGGCTCCCTGCACTTGCAGGACAGTTCCGTCCAAGCATCGAGGAGGCAGCTCATCGAAGTTGTCCACGGTCAGGTGGTAGCCCTTGAGGGCCGTGTCCCCGACTGAGTCCGACGTGAAGATGCGGGTGATGTCGGCCACCCCATTGGTGATCTTGAGCACGCTGCCCGAACGGGTGACCGTCCAGTCGCCCCCATTGAGTTGCGTCCGAAGCTGCTCAGCGATGTCGTCGGTCTTGATCGAGTTGTACTCGGTGCCAGTGGACTCAGTGACGACGGTGACCGTAGCCACAGCCAGCCCACCAGAGTTAACCACAGTCGGCGTAAAGGACACACCAGCCACGTCAGCCTTAATTCGCAGCACAGGCGTGATTCCAGGGTTTGGTTGATACGCAGTGACAATGTCCTCCATTGAGTCCCCGCCTACTGCGGAGTTAATCGCCGCCGCGAGGGAGGTCGCTACTTGAATCGAGGTCGGACTACCACTGACGGTGTAGGTCTTGGTGTAGCCCAGGACAGTTACCGTCCAGACCGTGCCATTAGCTCCAGAAGCACTTAGTGAGACGTTCCACTCTTCCTGGACAGGACCAGCCGCAGTGCCATTCCAGGTGGACACCTCAGCGGTCTTGCTCGTCGAGGCCGTGGACACTTCCACACGGTAGTTGGTCTTGTAGTTGCCCTGACGCACGTACAGGTACGCCGTCCGAGCATCCTGGGTAGGAGAGGGGTTGCCGGAGTCAACCTCAGGGACAATCGACGTGTTCACCAGGAAGGTGTAGTCGTTCACCGTGGTCCACTTGAAGTCAGTCAGCGAGTCGTAGCTGGGCACCACATAGGTGTTGATCAGGGCAGTAGGCCCCACTCCACCCGTGTCGCTGATGAAGATGGCATTGCCTTCCAGGTCCCATGCTCGAATGGTCGCGGAGGTCCCACCACTGGCGCTAACGACTCCGAGCAGGTAACGCTCAGTCGCGTCTCGATTGACCCAGTGGTAGGAGCCTCCAACGAAGTCGTCGCTGGGGTTGGTCTCCAGCCCGTTCAACCAGAGCGTGCCAGGGCGCTTCTTGAGGCCTTCCTCAATCGTCCCGTAGGCGTTCTCTTGGATGCGACACTGGCTCTCAAGACGGAGGTCGTCAGGCTGCTGAGACACACCGCCAACCAGGTTGGGCTGAGACTTAGCTAGGAGCATTAGTAGGGACCGATGCCAGACAGCGGGGACAGACGGTTCACGACACGCTGGACGGCCCAGGAGTCGAACACAGTGTAGTCAGCGTCGGTGGCCTCCTGATCGCGCAGGTCGAGCAGGGCCATCATCTCGTCACGCTCTTGGAACTGGTGGATGTTGGGAGCACCAGCCGCAGTGTCCTGAAAGATGCGAGCAGCTCGAACCATGATGTAGCGGCGGGCCACCTCAGGGATCTTCTCGAAGTCTTGGAAGAGCACGACCTCCACCTTCATGGACGTGGTGAACGTGCTCGAGTTGGTTACCGTGTTGTACAGCTTCGCATCGCGGACAACGATGTCGTAGTCGCTGCGGTAGTAGCTGGGGTCATTGAGGTCGACCTTCGCCCAGGTGGCGTCGACAGGGATCTCGTTCGACCCGTTCGGAGTGACGGTGATCGTCTCGGTATTGAAGTGCCAACCACGGCTGAGGACTTCCCGAGTAACCTCGTCCAGCACGGCCTCAGCTAGCACTGCGTCACGGCGAGTTGCCGGGAGGGAGGCTACGGGAGCTTCGTTCACCGCGGCCAGGATCTTGTTGACGGCCTGGAGACGGGTGGTGGAGGTTACGACTGCCATTGGTTGAGTGGTCTGTGTGGAGAGAGAAGGGAATAAGGAGGAGGACGAGGTGTCCCCCTCCTTGTCAGGTCAGATCAGGACTAGGCCACCGAGTACGGAGTCCAGCGGATGGCAGCGTCAGGACGCAGCACCGCGTGGCCCATGGCGTAGCGAGCGACGAGCAGGGTGCCCTGACGCTCAACGCTGTACTCAGTCTGGATGCTCAAATCCTTGAGCTTGACAGTACCGATGGCCGACTTGTGGAAGGCCACAGCGCAGATCTGCTTCAAGTCCACGTCGTACTTGTCCGTGTTCCCAGCGGGACCGATGCCAGAGATGTTGGTGCCATCACCCGTGGCCGCGGTGCCGCCCAGGCCGAGCGTGCAGAGCTTCGAGTCCGACTGCGCAGCCTGTTGGACCGGGATGATGGTGAAGCCAGCATACTGGATCGCCATCTTCGGAGCCAGAGCGTTGCCGTTGGAGGACGCGCCGACGTCGTTGTTGATGATCACCAAGCCCGCGGTGTTCGACTGGTTGTACAGACGGTAGAACATTTCGGGCCGCATGACGATGTAGCGATCACCAGCCGGGATCTTGGCCTCGTCAAAGATACGCGCAGTGGTCCAGATGCAGCCAAAGATGCCACCGTTGACCGTGCCAGCAGTGGTGTTGTTCAGGTTGAGGTCAGCCAACCAAGAACCAGCGGTCGCCGCGTTCACGGTGGCCGAGTTCAGCCCAGCGTCAGGGAGAGGGGTGTAGTCCGTGTTGAAGGTCGAACCGTCCCAGCTCGTCAAACCGCCACCTGCCAAGGCCGCACACGCAATCAGGCGACGGTCGACCTGACGAGCCAGCACTTCACCCATCTGCTTGGCGTACTCAGCACGGGTTTCGTAGTGGATCATCCATTCCTGGATGTCAGGAATGAAGGTCGAGGCCAGCAGGATGTCGTCGACAGAGATCTTGGCTTCGGCGTGCTTGAACGCGGTGCCGTAGGTGTTGGCAGAGTCGAGAAGCGACTGGCCGGGAGTGTGGTACTTGGCCGACGCGATGCCGATCTGCGGAAAGGAGGTCGTCTTACCGTTGGAAATGGTCTTCACCATTCCCAAATCGAGCATACGGTTGGACTGGTTGAAGGCCGTCATGACCTCGCCAGCATATTGTTTCAGGAACAGGGCGTCCGTTGCACCGCCAGCGTTTTCCTGGCCGGGGTTGGACAGCGTAGGGTTGTAAGTCATTTGAGTAACTAGAAATCGAACAGGTTGAAACGAACAGAAGCGATCAGATCAGCCGTCCGTTCACACAAGGTTGTCGCTCGTAAGCGGCCAAGTCTCGCGGATTAGCAATCAGTCGTATGCGTGTGGGAGTGCTGCCAGTTGGGCGCGTCTCCGATGATCTAAAACAGTGAAGCCCGCACGGGGAACCATCCCGTGCAGGCCTCACAAAAGCTGGTCCTAAGGTAGCGATTCTCGTCGGGTCAGCTTGTACCAATGAAGAAGGCCGCACCGGGGAGCCCCCAGCACGGCCTTGTTGTTGTCTTAGGCGTTTGACTACGCCGTCTTACCCTTGGACTTTTCCAGGTCCTTCTTGCGAGTCGAGTTGCGGTAGAAGTTCAAAGCGACGGCTGCGAGAATGCCCACAAGACCGCCCTCAGCAGACTCAGGGAGACCCGTGAGAGTGGCTTCGGTGCGCTCCTCAACCTCTTTCGCAATGGCTTCGACCGCCTCCTTGAACTCGGTCGAGGCATCCTTGATCTCCCCCTTCGCCTCATCCACTTGTTCCTTCGTGGCAGTCGAGTCGGCAATCTTTTCGAGAGCCGCTTCGGTCTTCTGGTGGTACGTCTCTTGGACGTCAGCCAGTGCTCGGAGGTCGCCTGACGTGATGCAGGCGGTAAGCGACAACAGACAGAGGGCAGAGATCAGGATGTTCTTCATAGATCAGGGAGTGATGTCGTAGAGGGTGATGTACGTGCCCAGGTTGCCGCCGGGAGGATTCCCGTAACGCAACGCCGCAGCACGGTTGGCGGGGTTGACCGCCAAGCGGTTGGTGGAGTGATCGCTGATCGACCAGTCCGTGGTGTAAGCGGGACCCCAGGTCGAACCCTGCTTGGTCCAGCAGGTGAGCTTGCCGTGGGTGCCCGCAACTCGGGACACGGCAACCACCGTGGTGTTGTTCATGAACTTGATGTCCGAGTAGTACGTGTTGGCGGCCAGACCCGTGATCGGGTACTGAACCAACGTCATACCACCGCTGGACAACGGCAAGGTCTGGCTGCTCAGGTCAATCGTACCGAAGCCGCCGAGGTCAACCACAGGGCTCACCAGACCCGTGAACAGCGTATTGCCGTCAGGGCTGATCGCCAAAGCCAGGGGGTAGGTGCCGCCAGTGGTGAAGCCCTGGGTCTTCCACAAACCATGCTCGGTGGGAGCAGAGGGGTTGTAGTCCCAGTCGTAGAAGTTCGAGTGGTTGGCGTAGATCGTGGCATTGCTGCCGACCAACGACATCCGCACCGACACGTCACGGGCAGAGCTAGCCAGACCAGCCGACGCATAGCTCGAGCCAGAAGTGACTGCCTCGAACAGGACGGGGTACGTCGTGCTCTGGGAGATCGCCGTGCTCGAATCGTCGTCGACGTGGAACACGTAGTCGTAGCCAATGGCTTCCACGTACAGGGTGGTGCCGTCAGCCGAGAGGGCCGACTGCAACGGCTGCGAAGTCACCTGGGTGAACTTCGTGCCGCCAATGGTGCCAGTCGCGGTATCACAGGTGTAGACGGCCAGACCGTTGGCGCTGGTCCAAGACCAACCAACAGCGATGCCGTTCTCACTCATGTGAGCACCGAGCTTGTCACCAGCGTCCATCGTGACGGTGTAGGACGGGGTGCTCGAGGAAGCGCCCGCATCCGACCAAGCGAACATTCGGGTGCGGATGGCCCCACCGCTGACAGTGCGCTCCGCAGTCACGGCCACCAGGGCAGCCGTGTTCGCAGCAGCATCAACCTCAGCGGCAAGCATCTCGTAGCCAGCCTGCTTGGACCAGACAACGCTGCCAGAGGTCAGGTTGTCCAGCAGAGTCACCTTGCCAGCAGACGAACCCGTGCCGCCCACGTTGGGGAAGGCCAGGAACATCGAAGCGCCAGCATCACCAACCGCATGGTCAGTGACACGGCCTTGCTGGTAGTAGGTGAAGATGGGACCGAACGACGACTGTGCGGCAGCCGTCGCGGTCAGAAGAAGAACAGAAAGGAAAGATTTGATCATGCGGGGGAAGGACAGCGAGTGTACCTACAGGTTCTTGCTGACGCGGATGCGCTCGCGGACCTGGTTGCGGAACTCTTCGCTGTCGCGGTACTGGACGGTCGCCATGTCCTTCTGGACGGCAATCCAGTTTTCGTACGGTTGAACGGCCGAACCAGCAGTCCCACGGCCTTGAGTAATCGCGGGACCTGCCGTCTTGGCGTACTGAGCATGGAGGCCTTGGATGGCAAGGTCGCGGATGCCTGCATCGCCTGAGGAGACGGCCTTGTTGAAGGCTTCGATCTGTTCCTTGGGCAGGTTGTTGGCGGCCCACTGGACCATCTGACCATAGGCCTCTTGGCCGCCGACCGCCGCAGTGACCTCAGCCACTTGCTGCTTGGCCAGGGCTTGCACGCCAGCCATGTACTGGTTGACCAGGTCTGCCGGGATGCCACGGTCAGCCAGGGCCTTGAAGGACTCGGGGCTCAGTTCGCCCTTCTCAGTGAACTCCTTGGTGTAGGACTCGAAGTTCAGGGGCTCGGGGATCTGGGCAGACTCCAGCGGCTTACCACCGAGCTTCTTCTCAGCCTCAGCGTAGGCCTTTGCCAGGTCCTCAGGACTCTTGAACTTCTCGGGGAGCCAAGAAGGCCGATCCCCCGACCCGCCACTCGGCTGATTTGCCGCAGAGGAGGGAGCAGGAGTGGGGGCACCAGCCGCGGGGGCCGGGGGAGCGGTGTTCGGTTGTTGGGTGTTCGTGGGTTGAGCCGGGATTTGGATCTCGATCATTGGTTACTCCTGCGATTGTTGGGCAGTCAGCGCCTGGCCGCCCATTTCTAGGGCCTTAGGACCCAGGGCTTGGGCCATCTGCGCTGCCTGTGCTTGCTGCATTTCAGCTTGGATCTGGTCTTGATCCTTCACCAAGTCAGCGGCGTCAATACCGAGGGCCGCAGCACGGCGGGTGAAGTAGTCAGACCAGTTGATGTACTGAGCGAGGATTTGCGGGCCAGCCGCTTGGGCAGCCCCTTGGATGAAGATGTCCAGGCGGGTCAGGTCGTTGCCCCGGCCGAGGGCTTCGATGCCCGTGATGATCACAGGCTCCAGGACCTTCTTGTCGATCTTGGGCAGCTTACCAACCGCCACCATCTTACGCATGAGGATGCGGACGAGAGGCAGTTGGAACTCTTGAGCCAGGACGGAGTACACGCCACCCAGGGCGGTCTCCAGCTCCTGAGCCATGAAGCGGACCTCCTCGGCAGTCACGCGCTCAGCTTGACGCTGGATCGACGTGTTCAGGAGGAAGGCAAAGCCCAGGCGTTGCTCGATGGAGTTGGCCGTCTGGGAAGCGATGGACAGGTCAGCCTGCTTCTGGCTCTGGAGGACAGTGACGTCCGTGCCGTTGCCGCTGATGAAGCCCCCGTTGGGAGCCTTCGCCATGTCCTTGATGCGGGTGGTGCCGTTGGGGGCAACCATGAACAGGATCTTGGCAGCGGCGGCAGAGCCTTCCACGATGGCCTGGGTCAGGCCTTCGAGGGAGATCAGGTCGCCCATGAACTCTTCGACGCGGCCCCGGCCGTAGTCCTCGTCGGCAACAGCCTCGAGGCGCAGCGGTAGGTAGGGCAGCTCGTCCTTGGAGTACGTGCCTCGGCTCTCAGGGATGACTACGTCGGACAGCTCTTGGCGAACGTGGTACTTGCCGTCCTCCAGGTAGACCAGGGTGAACAGGTCGTGGACCTTGTCACTGCGTTGGGGGACGATGCTCGACTTGACAAGCTCTTGCTGGGCAGGCGTAAGGGCCGCCTCAGCGATGCACTCTTTGGTGACAATCACCAGGACGGTGTCCATGGGGTCACGGCGAACGACGTAGTTGTCCAGGTGAAACACCCGCAGACGGGACTCGTCGTCCATGTACAGCAGGGCATTGCCCGCCACGATCATGTGCTTAAACGCCTCGAACACCTTGACTCGGTGGCCCCGGCGTTCGATCTCGCTGGACACAGCCTTCTCGATCTTGACCAGGCTGGCGTCGATCTCGGCTTGGGTGGCGGCGTTCTGGTTGCGGACCAGCTCAGCGTGCGCCTCAGACAGGCTCATGCGGAAGAACGACTGATTGGGCGGGAGCAAGGCCAGCAGGAACTTGCTAGCGAGGTTGTTCACACCGCGGGCACCGAGACCCTGGAAGGGCGTGGGCAGACGGCTGTGGCTGTCGTGGCCGTCGGGAGGAAGCAGGCCGGGGATCGTCAGCTTGGCCGCGTCCCGAGCACGCTCCAGGAAGGGCTCACGGTCCTGTTCCAGTTCCTGGTAGATGTTTCGGGCTGAGCGGTTGAAGTCCATTAGAGCGGATTGATCGGGTTGAGCGGGATCACCAGTTGGTTGGTCCCAAGACGACCAGCGGCCTTCCGCATGGAATCAGCCGCTGGGTCTTTGGACAACTCAGGAATGTACGGCTTAGGTGCCTCAGGAGTCGGGGGAGCCGGGGGAGGCATCTTCGGCATCTTCGGTGCCAAGCACATTCGATTGTTGTTCCTTGTAGGCGTCTTTCAATAGTGAAATGACGGACTGTTGTCCTGCCATGTAAAAAATTGCCGCCTCGGTATCTCCCGGTTTTGGGAATCGGTAGATAAACACCTGTTCTAGGTACTCTAGAACCACTTTAGGGATCACTGGACGGCGCGGTTCACGGCCGCCAGTGAGTTGAGTCTGTGTCCGCAACGACATTAGATGCCCCCGCGGCGGTAGGCCTTGGACTGAGCGTCACAAGGGATAATGAAGTTATCGTTGGTGCGGTTGGCTTCAAACTCCAACCGCTTCTTCTCAGCTACGTAGGCCATGAGGATGATCGCGTAGTTGACCACGTCGACCACCGTGTCCTCCAGGGCCTCGTCCTTCACCTTGAACTCACCGCCCGATGCGAAGGTGGCAAGGCGGCTGACCTTGTCGCTCAGGCGAACCAGGATGCCCTGCTCGACAGAGCACAAGCCCAGCGACTGGCATTGACGGAAGTTGCGGTACGGGTCGACCTTGCCCGCGTAGTCGTGGGCTTTGCGGACCATCAGGTCTTTCGCTTTTTGGGTGACGTCGGAGTGGATGTCGAGGGGGTGGATGTCGATGTGATTTTTGGGGGTGTCCATAGTGTGATCCTTCCAGTTTCGATTGAGTAGTCAGACGGGTTCTTGAGGATGTAAGCGAGACGGGCCTGGACCAATGCGTCCTTCTCAGTAAGCCCCTCCTGCTCGTACGCCTCGACGACCGCTGCCCAAGTGCAGTTGCCGTCCAGGATCTTCTCTGCGGTCTTGGGTCCGCACCCAGGCAGTCCAGTGTAACCGTCTACACGGTCACCAGTCAGGACCTGGGTCAGGAACCATTCCCACCCCTGCTCAGGAGTGACGGAGAAGGTCTTGTTCTGCCGGGGATCGTAGTGCCGTCCAGGGATCTGGCACATATCCTTATCCCAGCTCACGATGATCGCGTTGTCCATGTCCGCGGACAGGAGGCCCAGCGTGTCGTCAGCTTCGAGGCTGGGGTAGACAACAGCGTTGAAGTGCTCATGGGCCCACTCCTTGATCGGATTGAATCCAACAGGCTTGGCTCCACGGGCTGACTTGTACGACGGGTGAAGTCCCTTGCGGAAGTTGACCGCATCGGACAGGCAGAAGGTGAACCGATCCGTCCTGAACTTCTTGAGCAAGCGGCAGACCTCCGACTGGATGTCGCTGCGAGCAAGAGCGGTGTCCGCGTGGACAGTGACCAGGCCGTCAGCCCATTGGATCTCTTTGGCTTGGGCCGCAGAGAAGCGGTAGACGATCAGGTCGCCGTCAATCAGGAGATGGGGCTTACTGCTCATAGGTGACTTTCTTGAGACCCCTCAGCACACAATCGTACATGGGGCGCTCTTCCTTCTTACAATAGCGCATCGTTGCGATGATGTCTGCCTGTGCTCGTTTGATGACCAGATGCGGCTTAATGAAGTTGAGGAACATCATGGCCTCGTCGCCGCTGGCCGTCCAGACATAGCACCGTCGGCCCTTCTTCGAGTGAGGACGTAGAGTCCCGCCGTAGTCCTCTTTCAAGACCTGCAAGATCGGTAAGTAGGTATTCGTGATTGAGACCCGCGGCGTGTTCCCCCACCACACGCAGCCCTCTCCGTCGAACAGTCCTGCCCAGTACGCTACGTTGTGACTCATCAGTGTGTCTCAGCCCAGTTGTTGCCCACTCGGAACTCGCCAGCCAGAGGACACTGGAAACCCAGGATCTGCCCTGCCTCAGCGATTGACTCTGCTGCCACCTTGCCCACCTCTTGGGCGTGCTCGGGGCGACACTCGAACTGCATCTCATCGTGGACGTGGAGGATCAAGTGGGCCTTGCCTGCCAGGCGTTCACAAGCCAGGTTCGTCGCCACCTTCATGGCGATGGCCCCGGCCGATTGCAGTAGCGTGTTCAATGCAGCGTGCTTGTGACGGATCTCCAGACGCCGTCCGTCGATGCCGTAGAGGATGCCGTTACGCCGTTGCGCGGCCTCCCCAATGTCGCTGATGAGCTGGGCATAGGCCGGGATGGCAGACATGAACCTGTCCCGCAGCTCAGCTCCAGCCGCACGGCCCTTCCCAGTGATGGCCCCCAGCTTGGCGTCCCCTGCACCGTAGAGCAGGCCGTAGATGAACGTCTTAGCGTTGTCTCGGGTGGGCAGGCCAGCGGCCTTCTGGTTGGCAGTGTGGATGTCTCCCGAGATCACCACCGTCGCATAGGCCCCGTTGTCGTACTTCGCCAGGTAGTGCCCGAAGCATCGCAGCTCCAGACCGCTGGCATCGCAGCCAACCATGACCAGTCCCTCTGTGGGACGGAACAGCTTACGGAAGCGGGGACCCTTGGGCACCTGAGCCAGGTTGGGCCCAGAGTGCGTGCAGCGGGCAGTCACCGCTCCACAGTGGTTGATGAAGGCGTGGATGCGGCCGTCCTCCTTGACCGCCTGCAGCCAGTTCTTGGCCCCCTCAGAGAGCTGGCCCAGTTGCTTCTGGATGGTCAGGTAGTTGAGGATCAGCTTGGCCTCGGGCCACTCCAGCCCAGCCAGCACTTCTTCGTCGACCTTCGGCTCACCCGTGTCGGTGAACTCGGTGGGCTTCCACCCGTACTTGATGCCCAGGGCTCGGGCAGCGTGGGCACGGGACCCAGGGTTGAACGGGGTGGTCTTGGTCCGCTGGAGCTTCTTCGCAGGCGTGACGTAGCTGTCCACGAACGGAGGGATCAGCGCCGTCAGCTCAGCCTCGAGCTTGGCCCGTTCGACTGACAACTCCTTCGCCAAAGCTAGGCCCTCGGGGACATCAAACCTCACTCCTCGCCGAGTACACAAGTCGATGTTCTGAGCAAAGGCGTGCTCGATCTCGACCGCCTTCTTGCTGGGTCCCGTCTCTGCCAGGTGCCTGAGCAGTCGGAAGGTGACCTCCGTGTCGCGGACACAGTAGTCCAGCATCTCCTGGCTGAACTCTTTCCAGTCGGTGGTCTTGGCGAAGCTGCCCTTGTGGAAGCCCAGGCGGTAGCCCCAGGCCTCCAGGCTGTGCTTGCCCATCATCGGTGCCGGGATGCGGCCCTTCTTCTGCAAGCCGAAGTCCCTGGGCTTGATGTCTGGGTAGACCAGGCGGGACATCACAAGCGTGTCCAGGACGGGCCCCTTGTGGACGTACCCAAACAGCTTCTCCAGGACAGCCAGGTCGTAGTTCACCAGGTTGTGTCCCACCAGGGTAATGCCCATCGCCTCGTAGGACCTGAGCAGGTCCAGGAAGGAAAGGTCCCCTGGCAGGAAGGTCATGGGCTCCTCACTGGACGAGCGGATCACGGCACAGTGGACCTTGGTGACAGCCTCCAGGAGGTTGTCCGTTTCCAGGTCCAGCACTACGCACTTAGAAAGATTGATGTGTGAATCCATGGTCCTTAGCTGTCGCCCTCTTGTCCTTCGGCTTGTTCGGTTTGACCGCGTGATGGCACTCTGCAACGGTGCCCGTGGCTGGGTCGTACTTAAGAGTACACGCAACCCCCGTGTCCCCACTGTACCGATTCTTGAG